ACCCTGTTCGATAAGTGCTTGAGTTGTTCCCACTGGCATATTGTTATTAGCGTCGCCAATTTTTTCTTCTGCTGTTGTAACTACACCTTTTGCTGCATCAGTTAACCATCCAAGTAAATTAAATAGAACATTAGACGGTGGGTTGAATGGCATAGGCATTGCAATCTTGCGCACATCATCTACACCAGGTGCTCCCTCAATTTCTATAACTTGTGTTGGTTCAATCCTATCGCTTTGCCCGCCAATACGACCGCCTTTGAGTTTAAGCATTGTTTGGCTGTTGTTGATATGTGCCGCGTCAAGGAGCGCACGGAGTGAACCGGTAAGAGCAGCAGATAAGCCACCAATAAGGTGAGGCAAACCGATAGCATAAGCACCGCGCCAAGGAATAAATTTAAATTCGACATACCAGTCCAATTTCTCAAGTTTTTCATCATTAGCTTCCCAGTTTCGATAGAGACCAAGTACTTTAGAACTTGATTCATCGATCATTAGAATATATGGTGCACGTTTGCCTTCAGTGAGTGGATCATCATCCAAACGAATGAAACATGTAATTTCAAACACTCTACGTAAACCGTCAATATTTTTTGAAGGCATATCTTTACCTTCAATCTTATTGTTAGCTTGTTCTGATCTTGTTTGTTCTGTGAGTGGCGTATCAGAAGATGTATATGATGCTTCTAAATCGCGATAGATACCTTGTTCAATTCTTTGTAGATAAATGTCTTCTGTAATGTCTTGAACTTCTGTAACACGTTGTGCTGTGTAGAAGTTTGTTGAAGAGTATGGAAGTAAGATGTTGTCAATCGGAACCCACTCGCACGTTGGGCGTTTTTGTTCAGCATCATACCGCCATTTTAAAAATTGTGATCCACCTAATGGTAGTTGTGTGAGAAGTTGTTCCATCTCATCACGGTATTCTTGGACTTGTTCTGTAAGTTGCCAGTTTAAGAAATTGGCTTTACGTTCTGCAGTTTTTTCTTTTAGCTCATCATCCTCACCCTTGATGCTTGACTTCACAATGCCATCAGGTGGAAGTAACTCTTTGGTTGATGATGCGGCGAAGTCAACGCATGACTCTGCCATAACTGGGTGGACGACTTTAGACGCGCCGTCAAAGGTGGCCCCGCCAGGCGCGTCCTTGCCTAAGCCAGTTCTACGTAAACCTTCTTCGTATTGTTTGTCACGCTCTTTGCGAGCTTCTTTGTCTACATCCAAGAAATCTAAATATTCTGACGCCATAGCATCAAGAACATTCTCATCTAATGTTTCAGCTAAGTTCTCATAGAACTCTGGATCTTCTTGTGGACCTTTTGTATCTTTAAGATTAATAACTACAGAACCATCATCAAGCTCAATGATTTCTTGTTCAGCATCAGTATCATCTAATCCAAGTGCTTCAGCAATGGCAAAAGTTTCATCTTCCTGTTCCATTGATTCTTTAACTTGATCTTCTCTGTCATCCAATGCTGGAAGATTACCACCTTGCTGTAATGGGATTGTAGGTTGAGCCATATTATGTATTTGAACCTTGTGATAGAACCCAGTGTGTAAATTCTGGTAAGTTAGTTATATGTCCGCCTTTACTGTATTGAAATCTTGGCGGAGTGTGTCCATTAAAAATTAAAGCTGCTTGCATTTGCTGTGGCGTTAAGTTTGAAATGGCGTGAGATATTGCCGCATGTCCGCCCGCTGCAAAGTGAGTTGGGATGCCTGCTAATTCAAGTAGTATTTCTTGGGGCGTTTTTATAATGTCCATAGCTAAATGTACTAATACAAAAGATTGAAGGTTTTCGCCCTATTGAGCATACGGATTTACAAACTTTTTACCGTAGTTATCATCGGCGTAAGAATAATCCCGCGCTGGTAGTGGATCTAATTGAATCCATCCTGAGTCACGTAATACACGTAGCGCTTGTGATAAAGAGTCCACATAGTCATCATGACCGCCTGCTTCTGGGAATGAACACACTTGGCGCAAGAATCGTTTAGCCCAGTCTGCAAACTCACCAGGACGCTCGGAGTCTTCTGGAATAAATACCTTGCCCTTCGCTATAATGGGTGCTACAATATTAAGACGTTGAACTTTATCAGCACGACCAGGATTGTATCCTCGTACCTCAATACCAGAACCTTGAAGTTCTTGAATGAGTGAGATACCAGCTGACTTATCTTCCATCAATACCATGTCAGCTTTTCGTCCTTTACCAAAATCATTATCGGCACCATACACGACTTCTTTAAAATCATCAATCACTTTGCGACGAAGTTCTGGATAAGCTAGGTGTCCATCCCAAGCATCAAGTAATATGATTGATGTGCCTGCGTCTTCTCTTTCAAACACGCCCCATATTGTACACGCTGTTGGGTCGTTCATTGTCTTTTCAGATGTTGCTGGATCATATGAAGCAATCACATATTCCAAATCAGGTGTTGGTTTATTTGCAGGCCATAATCTAAACTGCTTACGTTTGATAATACCAGCTTGCTCTGGATCTAGGATTTCACCATAGATCTCTTGACGACCAATGTCTGTGCCTTCGTATGTCTCTAACTGTTTAAAGAAGGTTTCAGATAAATGTTGTTTGTTATCGTATGATGATGCGTTGACGACATACACATCACCACCAACTTTACCTTCGTTTAAGTCAACGATCAGTTCTTTTGGTTTTGGTGTTGTGGTAATAATCTGCTGAACGCGAGGGATTCTTGGATCTTTAAGACGGAGCGTAAACTGAACGCCGTCATATGCCTCATCTAAATACTCAAATGCACACAACTCGTCAAACCACGCGCCATGAAATTGTTTACCACGATAACGTTCTGGTTCTGAACCAGGGATACCTTGGATCAATGATCCATTGGTTAAGGTAATCTCAAATAATGATTTATTGTAGTCTTTGATTAAAGTTGGCGGTATAATATTAAGAAGGCCTGAGTCACCTTCAAAACATGTAGCTCTGATATCGTTTGAGGTTGGTGCCGTGACTAACCAACGAGTGTTATCATACTTCCATGCACGGATGCCGATCCAGTGAGAGGCTGTGTGAGTCTTTCCTGATCCCCGTCCTGCTAACATGAGGAAGGTATCAAACTCGCCGTCTTCTGGTTCGCGTTGATGGGGGAGTGCTTGAAGCGCCCACTTGACTTGCCATAGTGCCGCATCAAGCTGTGCCTTAGGCCAGTGCTTATGAGACTCTGCAAACTTCTTTAGTATGGCTTCTTGTTTATCTGTTAACATGCTTGTATAAATCCTTCTCCAACGAGGATCGAGTTGTCTTTACCTTCCGTTTCAATATGCACGCACATTTGAGCTGGGATGGGATTGATCTTTTTTATATACCTACGACTAAGATGGACTTTAATCTTTGGTGACTTTTGATGTTTTATTAATTGTAGGCGTGATTTAAAAAATAGCTTGTATGTTTTAACGGACTCATCATATTGTAAAACTGTTTTGCTGCCTAATGATTCGACAAGATTTTGCACACGCTTGGCGGTGCCATAATGTTTTGTGCCAAATCTAAACATGTCGGTGGTTTGAGAATATTGTCTTGTCTTAGCATACATGATACCGGACAATAATTCAACTCTTTCTTCAACCGATCCAAATAAATAATTTGCAGGTATTCTATTTGGGATGTCTGGGGCTAATTGAGATTCTAAAGATGGCGTTACAGTAAAGTAACGTCCTCTATTATTTTTACGTCCTTCTTTAATTTGATAACCGTGGTCTTTAAATTTTTGGTATATGTATTCTGATAAGCCAGGTTGTGAAATATATTTAGTGCGGGCTCTTTTATTAAAGAACCAGAATCCAAAAATAAATGGTGGTATAGATGGGAGCTGATATGGAAATTGGATAGGCTGTGTTGTGGGGATAGAATAGACTGACCTTGATCTTTTATCTTTAAGTGATAATCCTAAAAAGTCTTGAATCTTGGTAAACTTTAATGGACGTCTAAACTTTTTTTGAATGCCTTTATATTGCAATAATCGATCTCGGTATTTTTTATCTTCAACCAAGAAACCTAAATGCTTATCACCTTCAACAGTGAGGTGATCATCAAACTCAACTTCATAACATTCTTCTGATCGATAGAGTTGGACTAATTTAACTTTGGTCGGTTTGCCCTCTTTGTTAAAAATATAATCCCCAACCTGAACTTTGTCGGCTGGTTTCCAATAATCTAAGGTCAATACTTTTTGTGTTGCCGTTAATGCCATCTAAACTTAATCCTAAGTTTGTATAAAAAAAGAAGGGACGTTTTAAGCCCCTTCCAGAAAGTTACATTAAATGCAACTTTTTGATTACTTATTCATTACGTACATTGTTACTTCAAAGCCAAAACGCATTTCAGTAGCTGCTGGTTTAGTCCACATGTTTAAATCTCCTAAAAATAAGTACACGTCATTGTGTACATGTTTACTAATGCGAGTTTTATAAACATATGGCTACGGATTTCCATGAATCCAAGGTAAGTATACTAATGCAAATTTTAACTATTTCCTACCTATTATTTTTACATATAATTAAATCAATGACTTACAGATTTAGATTAAACCAAAGTATTAAAAAAGACATAGAAGACACAGAAGACAGGGTACGGTTTTTGTTGTTTTTTTGCAACACCGATTTTTTAACCCATTGATTTAATTAATATTATTTTTCTAAAAGACACAGAAGACACAGAAGACACCCTTTATTCCATATTTTTATTATTTTTAAAAAATAAAAAATAAAAGATAGAGACAAACTGTGTTTATACTGTGTCTTCTATGTCTTCTATGTCTTTTGTGTATAGTATATTATACATTTATTTGTCCTGTTAATTATCATAAGTATTTGATTCATATAGAAAATGTCCAGATTTTTTAAAAAAAAATTTTTAGGAATCGACTTTTTTTAAAAATACGGCAAATTATAAAAACTTGAGATCTGTGTGGGGGGCCCCAGCCCGCCCCCTCGATGGCACCAAAATGGGGTTATACCCCTTCAGCAAAGACCCCCTCAGCCTAAAAGGAGATCCTATTTCCCACACTGCACATTGCCTAGCATACTATCACGCGCCGGTCAAGTAGCTAATACCCCTACTGCCATTGTGGTTATTAGTCCGCGCTGGCACGATTCTTGCTTGCGTGACCAACGCGCCGCAATACCCCTACTGCTAGTGTGGTTATTGCGGCGGGCTACCAAAGAGGCAACGACCCGAGCTGGCACGCTTCTTGCTTTCCCACACAATCACACTAGGACGCACGCATCATGTTGCGAGGTAGCTTGACATCAACCACACTGCGATCGTGTCTTGTAGGCACGTTGCTGACGCGCACGCGAGGGTGTGTGAGGGTGGCGCGCACCAATCCAATCTAAAAGGGTAAAACAGCGCCCCTAAAAAAGTGCTTGACACATTCCAAAAGATCAACGACAATCAGGCTGTATCATTTATAAACCACCACGGAGAAAATAAAATGACAACACAAAATGAAATCATGCAAGAAATATTAAATAACATTGATCCGGAAGCGATCCGCATTTTTGGCACTCAATCAGTTAAGGATTGGATCGAAGATTATGTAATCAATCTTAAAAAGCCAATCTCAATGGATGATCTATCAGACTACGTCGCTGACGTCCATTCTATTTGCAGTGAAGCAAGCTCATATTAATTAACCACCACGAAAGGATAGCAATATGGAAACAACAACACTCAACATCATCGACTCACTCGGAGT